CTGCAAGAATGTCGAGATCGACCGTTCCAGCGATAAGCAGGGCAGTCTGGGGAAGCGTTCCGCCAGTCAGGTCGCCTTCCTGGTTGGAAGCCGTGAACTTATCCCCGTCACCCGGATAACCCGCATCGGAGACATAGTTCGTAAAGGTCGTGTAGACCGTATTCGTTGATGCATCCCATACTTGGTCAGCCATGGTTCACCGCTACTTCCTCAACCGGCACGGGCGGACGCTTCTTGACCCGAACGCCCCAGGAGTGCTTCGTGCTCATGTCTCGTATCCGGCAGGCCCAGAAGCCTCTCGCTTTGAGTTGGTTCTTGATCGCCACCGTATCTGCATGGTTCATCCGGCCCACACCCTTGACCGTCGCATGGTCCCTGCTGACCAGTTCAATGGTTCGAGGGACGGTCCTTACCACCGTAAGCTGGTCGCTCACCGTCTTGATCGTCACATCAGAGACATAGTTCGTGACGGTCGTGTAGCCCGTATTCGTTGAGGCATCCCATACTTGATCAGCCATTAGTTAGCTACTTTCAGGACAATCGCCGTTCCATTGAATCCACCACCCGAACAGTCCATTTCCAACCCTTTGGAGTCGGCGGTGATGATATACGGGAATCCCGTAACGGCCATAACAAGACCGTTATTGTCGTTGAACTGCATCGCGCCACCATAAACAGGAGCGTTGTCGGTTTCCCGAAGCTGAATGGTCGTTGCAGCCGTATCCACCGTGCCCCATAGACCCATGAGGTAATAGTGATAATCTGACAAATCTGCCTTGATTGCAGCCGTGCCTGCACCGACCTGCGCGATCGACACATACTCCAAGTCTTCAATCGTCAACCCGGAAGCGGTGAAGGCGTTCATCTGGGTAACGTCAGCCGCCATCGCGGTATTCTGGGCAAGAACGAGTGCCTGGTTCGCGGCGGTAGATGCACCTGTACCGCTAATGTCCGGATCGGCAAAGGCACCGATTTCCCGCTCGCTCATCTGGATCATTACATGGGCCGTAGCTGCTGTTCCTCGGTCGGTTTCGACTTGAATCACATCTGCATCGCGCAAATCGATTTCCAAGGAAGCAATACTATCATCTTCCGGGGTTCGCAGAATCGACCCCGGCTGTCCAAGGGTTTCCGTGATGGTGTCCGCGAAAAACCCCGCAGCAACAAGGGAGGTTGGAAGCGCCTGCGCCCCGAGGGTATACATGCCTTTTGCTGCGAGCAGGGGCGTCCATACCTTCGTATTCGTCAAATACGATGCCGACCACAAGATGACTTGATAGTTGACTGTCTCGTCCGCTGCATCCGTTCCACCGAACAAAAGCCTTGCCATTGAGCGCTTGTCGATGTTGTGTGCTGCTGTCGTGGGTTCAGTCGTTGTAACAGAGGGGTTGGACAACGCTGCCGTGTCTGTTGACGCCGAAATCAATACGCCGTAAGCTGCCATGATCGGACTCCTTATTCATGCCCGAATATTCGTTCGTAGTGCTTCCTAAACTTATCTGAAGGTCTGGATGTGATCGTGGGCGCGCGAGGCGTACCCCCGAAATGCCCCGCGTTCCGACTGCGCTTTATTGCTTCTTCACGCACGTCTTCGGTAAACGGAACCATATCGCCCGGAGGCATCGCCATAATCTAGACCTCTCTGAACGGATCGTTCTCTTGTATTCACAGTGTCTACACCGCCGCCAGTAGACACCCTCTATTTCGCGAAGCATGAACATATACGACCCGCACCGGGGGCACGGCGGTGTTGGGCTTCGCAAACCTACCTCGCCAAGCCTCACTTCGACTTCGGCTTCGGCGCGGGTTTCGGCTTCGGTTCAACTCGTTTTCCTGTCTCTGGGTCAATCTTCATCGGTTTCTCCTAGGTGCTGCACATGAGATAGATCATCGGGCCAGCAATATCACTCGTACCCGCATTGAGAATGTATCCAGCGACCTGGTTCTCACCGGCAGTGGGAGTGCCGCCCACTTCGGCGAGAGTTCCGTTCCCGAGCCAGAACACCGTTCGCTCATTCGCAGCGGCGTCGTCCAGGGTGGTATTGCCTGGGCTAATCAACGCCGGTCCCCACGTCTGGACCCACACATTGTAACCCGTTGCAGCAGTTACGGTGGGGACGCCCATCCACGCAGCCGTAGAGTTATCGGACCACGACACCAACCGATACGGATTCGGGTAAATCTCATGGTAGTCGGCAGTCGTGGTCGCTATCTCAAGAGGCCGTTCGAGGTAGAACTTCGTCGTGGCTCCAGAAGTCGCATCGTTGCCGACGATCTGCCGAATGATCGAGTTGTCGCCGGTAGGATTGTAAATATATGCGAATCCACCGGAGAACTGATCTTCGGTGAGCGAGGCCACGGTAGCGGTAATCGACGTGTCCCCAATCGATGTAGCGAGTGGATTGACGGTATAACTCAATGCCGCTTCCGCCGTTGATGCAACGCCATGATAGGAGACACATCCCCCGGTCGTCAGGCCCATATACTTGTAGACCCGACCATCCCAGGTGACGTATCTCGTTCCGTAGACAAACCGCTGGGTGGTCTCAGCAACGCTAATGCCGAGTTCCTCCCCGGAGCTTGTACGGCTCCAATCGACCACAGAAGCGTTCGCTTCCGGGCCAATGACCTTGTTAGGCAAAGTGAATTTCGTACTCATCTTTCTGCTCCTTGTGTTACTTCACTGTCAGGCATTCGTGAACCTTTGCGCCTTCGATACGGACAGCGCCGAGGTCCATGTTGCTGTAGATGCCGGTCGAGTATTTCTTGTCGGCCCGCTCCGAGATACGAGTCTGCATATCCCGAATGAAAGCCAGACCCAGACCCCCTTCAGACCACGCAAACGTCCGACGCGCGGTTGAAGTGGCTGCGTCCAGAGGCAAACGGGTAGACACGAAGAAATCGAATCCCATGAAGTGCCCGACCGACCCGGCCACCAAAGGATGCCCGTTCACATAGTCGGAACTGGCAATCTTCTCGATGTTCAGCATCGCTCGATGGTCCTTGGGCGTAATCACCCAATACTTGTGGTCCGTTTCCGGGACGTTCGCATCCATGAAGATTTCCGACATCGCGGTAATCTTCAGGAGTTCCATCGTGGTGGGGGTTGATACCACAGCGAGAGTGCCAAGGGTCGTCTTGATACCCCCGGTGGTTCCGTCGAGTCCAATGGATTCGTCCTTGAACTCCACCGAACTTCCACCGGCCTTGCCGGTAACGACATCGGCAAAAGCAGCGGTGATAACCAGGTCGTCGATCTTCCTGCCAAACGAAGACGCACAGGAGCGAACGATAGCGCTCTGGGGGTCCGTGACCATACGCGCCACGTCGGGTTCGTCCAGAAGATAACCGTCTTCCCACGGATAGGGCGTAACCATTCTCCGCAAGAGTTGGGATTCTCGACTAGGGGTGTCCCCATGCCGGTCGTTGTTTGCCGTGGGGAGGTCCAATTCGGCAATCTGGTGGAAGTAGGCATCTTCCGCATTGGAGACGGTTTTGATGTCCACTTTGCCTCTGAACAGTGAGGTCCGCTGTTGGGCGACAAGTTCAATCGTGTCGCCGAACTGCTTCCCATACAGTTGGTCGCCTGTGTAAGCCATTTCATTCTCCTCGGATTACTGGAAAGTAACGTCACTTTGCAGTCGTGTGTCTCCGAGGAGGACGACCTTCATTTAACGTTTGATAAACGAGTCCTTTGGACTGTCAACCCGGTCAGTGGGTATCCGGGGTTTCTGCTGCTGCGTAGTGTTCTCTGATTTCTTTCTGGAGACGTTCCATCTGTGCCGGGGGCAAGGCTCCCGTTGTGTAGCCCGGCGTCTCCATGAGTTCCTTGGCCTTCATTAAGTGTTCGTCTTTGGTCATCACTGACTTGACCGTTCCGTCCGGATCGTGCCGTTCGGCTTCCTTGAACTTCTGGCCGAACGTGGCGATGAACTCAAGGATATGCTGATTGCTTCCAATCGCGTCAAGAAGCGCCTGTTTGTTTTCGGGAGTCGTGTTTTCCTCGACCAACCTTTTGGCAAAGTGCATCCGGTCGTTATAGGCATCCACGCCCCATTGCTGTTCCAAGCTTTCTTTGACGACTGCTTGTTCGGTCTCACGCGCGCGAGCTGTATCTTCGAGGCCTTTTCTGAGAAGGTCTTGGTAAAACTCCCACGCAAGTCCTGCTTGGCGCGGGTTCGCCCCCATTTCGAGGAACATCTCCTTGCCCTTCTCAAGAAGTTCGGGCTGAATAAAGTCTTTGATGTCGTCCGGGACGGCCAGTTCGTACTCCCCTGCGGTAGTAGGTCGTCCGAGTGCTGTATAGAACTCATCCTTTTCCGTTTGCGTGGCCTCATCGGAAAGCGGAGTCACCATCTTCCCGCCTTTGGAGAGGACGATTTCCTGATTCCCCATCTTCTTCATCACGTCTTGGATGCTGGTGACACTATTGAAGATCGACCGCCCCCGGAAGTCTTCAGGGACGTAAGCGTCCTGCCAACCTTCCTTGAAGGTTCCACTGTCCTCAACGAATGAAGTCGGTTCCGCAACCGGGTCTCCTGCGGGTTCTACCACGGGTTCGATTATTGTGGGTTCAGTCATCGTGTTCCTTTCGCTATCATTCTTCGGATTCCCAACAACACGGATCGTCTGCCTTCATAGCAGGCGGTTAATAGTGCATCGCTTGGCTCGCACATGGTCGTTTCATTATCGTAGCACTGGAAAGCAAGATGTTTCAACACAGCCTCGCCGGAAGGATTATCAAACACGTTCACATAAGACTGAATGAGTTTCAGTTCTTCCTTTTTAAGCAACCGATTCCATCACTTTCCCGGCTGCGCTTCCTTCTTCCGGCGCGCCTGTCGTCTTGCCATAAGCGTCAGCAATTTGCTGTCCAGCCTCTAACGCTTGCATAGCAGCTTGTTGTTCGGCTCTGACCCTTCGTATCTCATCGACCTCTTCTCGGGTCGGGATGTGGTCTTCCTTGACACCCTTTGCTCTCGCGAGGTCGGGCATGGCCTTATCGAAACTCACCCAATCCATCACCTCGGGAGCCCCTCCGGACACGTCTCCGGCGATTAAGGCAAACTCCTGGAAAGCGTTTGCTTGTTGGTTCTTCAGCGCTAGAGCTAAAGGCCCTTGGTATTCGATCTTGAACGGCCTGCCCAACAAAGACTCAGGTAGGGGGGGAATCACGCCGTTCCGGACCAACAGCAGGAACGACCGCATAATCAAAGGGCTCAGCAGTTCTCGTTGAAGTCTTGCCACTGGGGGCGCGAGTTGTCGATATCCCTCTCTCATGCGCTCCGCGACTTCCACGGTAGTCATGCGAGCAGTTACGTCTCGGAGGGGATTGAAGATGTCTTTGTAAAACGCCCTGTGGATGATGTCTTGCTGCATCTCGATTGCTTTGATGGTATCGAGATGACTTCCTATCGTTTGGGCTTGAAGCGCCTTGACGGCATCCATCTCCATCACAGTGTTTTGGGCACCGGGAGACAGATTTACGCTCCCCTCGAACGACTGGTGGACCAGCAAAGGCGGGTTGTTCAGCTTGTTCTGCAACTCCAGCATGTCCTTCGTCATCTGCTGAAGGACTTGGACCGTTCGGATATTGTCCGTCCCCTGCCCCCTGCCAAAGACTTCTGTGGACCGTTTGGAATACCTTGCCACTGCGTAGGGGAAGTGTTCGTATCCCCCCTCTTGGACCAACGCCGTCCCTTCCACGTCGATGTACATGTCCTCAAAGGGCATGTTCAACCCGTCTGACAGAGAGCGGTTTCGTTGGGTTCTCGGACCTACATAATGGATGAACTCGAACATATCCCCGCTGGTTTCCTCCTTGTCCGCTGCTTTCTGAATATGGTCGGGGACAGTCTCGAACTTCTGCACAGCTTGTTTGGCAGAGAGGATCAGGGTGAGAAGGATGGTATAGACAACCCCGTCAGCATTTTCGAGAATCTGATACAGGGAAATATCGTAGTCTTTGTAGACCAGCCCATCCTTCACAGTCCATTCGGTGAACAGATTGCACGTCCCAAACACGCCCCACGACCGTAAGGCTTCGTTGAGTTCCAGCATGAGATTCGAGGCGAACATTTCCTCATGCTCCATCTCCGTCGCTCTCGCAAGGTAGCGAGTCTCTTGTTCACTGGGTTCGGTCGTTCCTAACGCAAAGGCTTTCTGGCCGCTGGGAAATATCGATACAGACATCCCCGCTGACATCTCTTTGGATGCTTGCTGGGCGGTGTTGTCCCATATAATCGTCGAGTTCTGACTTCCGGCATACGACTGGGTGTCGATCTGATTCTCTCTGGGGAATACCAAATCTGCTGTCTTCTGCCACACCGATCTCCAGGTGCTTGTCCGAGCCACTTCTCGGTCTCGAAGCAGAATGATATCCTTGGGGGTCATCCGAGCAGACTCTTCTTTCCAGGCTCTACAGCGCCTGTCAGAATGGTGGACTTGAACCCCTTACGTCGTTGCATCCTTCTTGCCATATCGTCTTCAGTCTCTTCAGCCGCTTCGGGTAAAGCAGGAGGCGGAGGGACGGGGGGCATCGCTGGGGATTTGGGCTTTGAGAAGATACCACCCATGTCAGTCTCCTAAAGATAGACAAGTTGCACAACTTATCCTACATTCGTTTTGTTCATTGTCAATCATATTTTCATATCTTCGTGGATTGCGTACTTAGGGC